TTTTGTATTCATTGTTGAATATGGTTTTAGAGAGAGGCGTATCATTTCCATCCCCATAAACTTGGGACAGCAAATTAAAATCATTTGGACTCCAACTTTCGTATGGCTTGCCAATTAGTTTCTCTGGACTAGCGACCACCGCTAGTTCCTCTGCGATTTCGTCAATATAATCATCTGCTACCTCTAATAGTAGTCCTAAAGTCTGGTCAATGGTAGCTACAAGTTCATCTTTTTTCATAGTAGTATCCGCAGTATCAAAAGAATAAATCCAATTATTCCAAATCCCCAAACGATGCCCAAAACATCTTTGTAACTTTCATCTTGTTTACGCCAATCATTGAAGGCTTCATAAATCAAAGTTGTTGTTAATACAGCTAGCCCAAGAACCTTATCTTCTGTATAAATCCAAGCAGAAGCCCCACCTATAGGGAAATGCATACCTAGTCTTATCCACTCTTCTTTGGTCATTTATAACGAGCTCCGCCTGCTCCTATCCCTCGTCCCTGTCCTGGATATAAGGGCGTTTGGCTTCTAAGCTGACGCAAGCGGTTTTGTATTTCCTGGGCAGAACCAGGGGCAACTGCCTGCCCTGCCTGCGTCGTCATCCTGCCCATCATCCCTTGTTGAGGTATCCCACCTTGTCCTTGAGGCACTACAGGCTGCCCTTGTGGCATCATAGGAAGTTCTCCTGAAGCCATATCAGCCATAACTCGTTTGCTAACTGCTGCTCCTAGCTTCCCTGCTATGTATTGAGACAACACCTGCCGAACCATCGGGTCGTTCTTAATTTGCTGTTTTAATTCTTCTCGTTCCATTGCAATTGGGTCAAGATTGCTCATCTGTTGTCGTGCCCACTTTACAGGGGCAATACCGCTTTGAACCAACCTTTCAAGGTCATCGTGTCGGCGGTATTCGTCTTCCTCGCTGATTGGGGCAAACTCAACATAGAAAGTAAAAGGCTCATTCATTTTATCCTTTTTAATTTCTATATCAAACTCATCTGTTGGCGTTTTTGCCCATACGTTTATATCGCCTGGAACGACATTTTTCATAATCCGAGCACAGTTAGATAGAACTTTTGCAATACCATGACGGAAGGCCTCATTACTATATGTATATCTAGCCGATGCTTCTGCGATTAGCAGCCTTCTATCTGCCCCTGAGCGAACTCCCGTTTCACCCATACCACGAACTACATTTGGGGCAGCATGAGCAGCAAGATAATTAGCTGCAACACTAAGCCAAGATAACAAGGCATCGGGAGGGACTTTGGGAGCCATATCTGCAATTTCAACGCCTTCGGGCAGAGCATTGTATTCACCGAATTTTTGGAACACCTCAGTTACCGCCTGTGCGTTTGGCCCCTTTAAGTATCCCCACGGCCACGCTTGCTTCTTTAATATAATATCCCCGATTGAATAATCTCGTGATTCGGAGAAAAGCAGTTGTTGAACATATCTTAAAACGCCAACATAACGTTTCTTGAGGTCATTATTTGAGGTTACATTTCCCAGTCCTGTATCTATTGTCACATAAGGAATGAACCCATAGGCGTGCTTGGCAACCCCGCCAGTAACCTTCAGCACGGGTTCTCGGTCATAAAGTTCACACCTAAAATCTTTTGTCCAAAATGAAATATGTTCAACTCGCTCGGAGATTTTCTTTGACTGTGGGTTACTCCAGCGAGGAAATCGCTGTTTAACATCGAAGCAAAGCGTTTCTCTAGTTTCAAATACAAATGACCCGCCTTCATAATAAGGGTCAAGCATTATATTTCTAGGATGAATAGCTTGGATAACAATAGGGATAGAGTCGTGATGTTCTGCTCTCCAATTGTCTATTCGGGCAGCGTAGGCGTTTTCAGATTCACCTTCTTTCCGTTCTGGTCTATCCATCCATCGGTCGGCGTCCCACACCGTTTTCAAAACACAAAGCCCGTTTATCCAATAGTGCTTTGCCCCTACACGAATTGGAGAAATGGATGCTTCTACATTGTTACGGTAGAGAACTCCAAGTCCAAACTTCCGAAGCAAGTTCATCTCTTCCTCAGATTTTTTGGACTCGCCTTTCTTGTTCACCCAAACACGGGCGTTGAAACAGTCTGTGTGGTCAGTGCACGTATCCACTAAATCACGGGCAGTAGGTAAGATAATTCCTTCAGCTTCAAACTCTTTGGGCAGGAGCAATTGGCTCTTGAAATCCAACTCATACATTCGGTCGTCAGTATCAAATACTCCAAATAGGCCACTCTCACTGTAACGACGCTTACAATCATCGTAAAGCTCTAAAATGTCGCTTATTGTTGGTTTGGCTTTGTTAGCCATTTAATTCCCGCCATAATTTAGTTGATATTTTAATTTGAGCATTGCATCGTGGGCAGGCAAATGTTCTTAGTTTCATGCCGTCTGAGAATTTAGTTTCAAGTTTAGTTGTAAATGCGTTGATTACTTCTTCATCGAATGTTCTTCGAGGAAGAAGCTTTGATAGAAATAGGATTGGCTTGTGCACTTCAATATAGTAGTAAGTTTTATCCCCAATTGTTTGTTTGTAGCCACTATTCAAATCGGGGACGCTCCTAGTAGACAACAAGTAATTACGGAAAGCTGTGATAGCTATACTTTTTTCCTCAAGGGCATCTAGCTCAATGCCTATTACTGTTCCCAATGTATATGGAATCCAGTTGTATAGCTTGCACATTAACCTGTCCCTCCAATAAACCTTATTACTTGATTGCCTGTCATATTTAAGTTCCATGTTTTAACCACCTCTCTAATATTTTGCTTCTGTTTTGTCCACTAAAAGACAAGGAGTGAATTGGCTCTGTTGGTCTCGGTCGTTGAGTGCTGAACCCAAACCTCTGTGTTATCCCCATAGTTCCATATCTACCTGCATCTATCGTATCATCCTCAATTTTAACAGGGTCATCAAGTATAATTCCATTAGCGTCTTTTTTCCGCCGATAACCCCTAATTTGTTTCAGAGTAGTTATACTTGATTTGGTGATATGTATTGTTTGCCGACGACAGAGGTCAAGACCGAGCTTCACATCCTTATTTGCCTGTAAGACTGTGTAGCCAGCATTACGGATTTCCTGCATTCGCTGGGGTTCAGACCAGTCTGCATAAATATCGCCTCGTTCAAAATGAGACAGGCGTTCAATCAAATCAGAATTGGTCAATTTTGTTTGGCAAAGAGATTCGTGCCAATATAACTTATTGTCAGCTAGGACTACCTTCATCAAAACCGTTGGATGAGTGTAACCAAAATCTAGCCCATAACACCAAGCGTCCCACTTTTCGGGCAGGACATCAACCTGCTTGTAGTTAGTCAATATCAAGTTTTCTAGTCTGCCCCATTCGCCCAAAAAATAAACCCTATAGTAGTTTTCGTCTTCATCTGCCATCTTCTTCAGAGATGCTACATAATCGGCATCAGCAAAAGGATTATCAAGAACGGTAGAATGCAAGACTTCAACATCGTCTTGAAGGAGCAGTTTTGTCGGAATCCATCCGTTTCCATCAATCGGATTGAACGACAAAAAGCACTGGTTCGGTTCTCCCTGAGTTGGTCGGCGAAGCTGGAGCTTGAACGCCAAATAATCCTCAAAATCAAACTCATCAGCTTCTTCAAGCCAGAAATAACTTACGCCCCCAGCAATAGATTTTGCCTTGGAGGGTTCATCTAGTCCCATGAACCACATTGAATTGTTGTTTTGGGGCAGAACGAGCACATTGTCTGTTTTATTGTGGTCAACATGCTCATATAAGCCATATTGGGTCATCAATTCTACAATAAGGGCATAGGCACTTCGGCGGAGAGCTGGCATTGTTTTTCTAGTAATGACAAACTGCTTGTTTTGCTCGGTGATGAACTTTTCTATCATCAGTTGGGCTAAACTGTGGCTCTTCGAGCTACCGCTGCCCCCAACATTAACTATGGTTCTTGCCTTTGAAGCCCTATTGCGAGCGAAAACATCCGTGTAGCCGACTTGCTTAACGGCTTCTTCAGTCATAAAATATCCTTCATCTCTAGCACCCTCCTCGCTAAACCCATTAAGGGGAGATGTTCTTTCCCGACCACAAGGGTCGCCGCCCAATATTAGATTTAATTATCTCTT